CCCGGTGGTCCATTCGCTCTGTAGCTGGTTCATACATCGCTGCATTTGGCGGCCGCCGCTAGTGTCCCCGCGTCATCAAAAACCAGTTGTCTCCCTTGGAATTGGAAGCGGTGCGACACGAGCCCGGAAAGGTCGTCGTTAAACTCTACTGCCAACCTTTCACCGGGACGCACAGTGATAGCCTTCCCGGCTTTGGAGAACGTCCAGCGACAGACTAGAACCTCGTCACCAGCGCCCCAGGACTTGACGTCGACGTCGTAGCAGAGCGCGCCCCAACCGGCATTCGTCAGCACCGGCGATGCGTCTGTAAGGTCCTGGATCACCCCACCGCCTGCGTCTAGGTGCTTGACTGCAATCCCGTTCGTAAGCGCTGCCCCTAGGTTCCCGTACCTAGATGCACGGAACCCCGAAGCATCCTGGTAGGACACAAGTAGACGCTCTACCCGAAGCAACGTCATCGCCGCGGCGTCAAGGCGCGCGGCGCCGGGCGTTACCGAGTAATCAGACACGTGGTCTTTAACTCCGGTCCCATCCCCAACTGTGTCGGCATACCGGTAGAAATTGCTACAGCTAATCAGAGACATAGGACCCCCATGGTTGCCGTCATCCTACCGCCCTACCTGTTGCGCTAGGTACGCAAGTCTATCGTCATCCCCAACGATCAAGCTTCTACCTACAATGTCCGCGAGGTAGGCAACCTTCGATAGGTGCAGGCTAGCCCCCAGCTTATGCCCCATGCTGTAGTCCCGTTCGGACCTATCGAGCATTCCCCTAAGCTCCGCTAGCAGCCGCTCATACGGCGCCCCTTCCTCTCCCATTGCCCCCCCTAGTTGCCCAAAAACAAGTCCCCGCGCGTAAGCCCGAGCAGGCCCCGTCCGTGTCTAGATATACTTCCCCGCAACCCTTGCATACGCGGCGCTCGGGTCCGCTTGCCCGTACCCATCCCGTGGGCTCCCCGTCTTTCCCCGTCTGAACATGCGCCAACGCTGCGACCGCAGCGTCTAGATCCTCGAATCAATAGAACGGGTCCGAGTAAGAGAGCCCCCAAGGCTCAGCGTGGACCAAGCGCACACGGCCGAACGTCAACGGCATAAGCGACCAACCCTCAGGGAACACCGTCTTCCCCCTCGGGACCGTGGCCGAATTCCTCAACCATGGCCCGCCACGCGTTTGCCTTCCATCGCGCTAGGGCCATGGGGGATTGCGGGGGGTCAGGTGGCGGCGCAATGGGGCGCGGGTCCATAGCGAACCCAGCGGCCGTTAGGGCCGCTTCTCGAATGAAGCGGGCGCGGGTCCGCCCAACCATCCGGGCTGCACTGTCGATGTAGTCGCGTTCGGCGTCTGCCAGACCAACCGTATGTTTCTTCCGAAGCTCGCTAGCCAGTAGCCGTTTACGTGGTGCCATTGCTCACCTAAGGGGCCGCGGGGCTGGGGCCCCTGGGTTGTGATGGGGATGGGCGCCGAAGCGCCCCAGGGGCCGCTAAGCTTTCTTCTTCTCGCGGTGCGCACGAATGGCGGACAGAGCGTCGCGTTGATCGTCCATAGACGCTTGGGCATAGTGGCTAAGCATGACCTCGGGCGTATGGCCCAACGTTTTAGCCGCAACCATGATGGGGACCCCGGCGCGCTGGAAGTCGGTAACGGCGGACCGGCGCATGTCATGGGGGAGGAATCGCGCCACGTTCGCGCGCTTCTGCGCTGCGTAAAGGGCTTCCCGGTATTTGGTGTTCCGCAATGACTTGGGTTTGAGCCCCAGCAAATACTCAGGGCTCCGATAGACCGACCGGTGCACGTCTGCGCCGACGGTTCGAAGGTGCCAACGGATTTTCTTAAGCAGCTCATCAGAGACGGGGACCGTTCGGTGCTTCGCCCGCCCATGGCGCCCCTTCCCCTCAAAATGGATTTCTTTACGGTCGAAGTCGACGCTATCGGGGCGGAGCTTCGCAACCTCCCCAATGCGCCCGCCTGTCTCATAAAGGATGCACGTGACAAGCCACTGCCAACCAACCATTTGGGCAATGGTTGCTGTGATCTCCTCAGCCGACGGCGCGCGCTTCGGTCGTATCGTGGTCTTAGGGAGCCCCATCTTCGGGAAGGTGCCCGAGATCAAGCCTTGCCGTAGCGCCCAATTGAACGCAACCGAAGCAACCCCAACGGTCCGGTTAACGGTGTTCGGTGCGAACCCGCCCCGCTGCAACCGCAGCACAAGCGCCGACACGCGGGCATAGTCCACACGCCGAACGGGTACCGCCATGAAAGCTGGATCGGCTTCGCGCAGACGGCGGATCTGGCTTCGGATCCCTCGGAACGTCGAAGCGGCCATACCGCCAGCGTCGACCAATTCCGCGGCGTGCTTGTAATAGCGGGCGATGACGACGCCAATGGTTCGCACTTGCCCATCGTCGTCATCAATGCCGTCTAGCTTCTTAAGGAACAGCTCAGCGCCCCAAATCTGCGCCTCCTCCAGGTTGCCCCAAAGGCACCCGTGGGACTTCCGGTCGCGGCCGCGGTCTTCGGCGCGAAACTTCCAGAGCCCGTCTGCGTTCGGGCCAGCAATCACGCGAACCTTTAGGCCGCTTTCGACCGTCCCGAACGTGAGGGGCTTTGGGCGGCAGTGGAGGGTATGCTTAGGGGTCGGCATTGTTGATTCCTTTGTTGTGAGCGGCGCGGGTCCGCCACCTTAGATTTACCCTAGGCTAGGGTCAGCGTAAACCCCAGGTTACAAGTTTCCGGAATGTCCGGTGGTTTACCCTGGTTTGCCGCCCATAATCGTATGCACGTCCACGCCTGTGTCAGCGCATACCGTCTCCACGCCGCGCCGAATGACGGTGCGAAAGACGTCGTCCACCGTCATCGGCCGCCCAAGCAACGCGCGCAACGTTGGGTTGTCTAGGGCATTCCGAAGGCGCCAAAGGGCTTGCCATTCCTCGCCCGCGGTTAGCGCCTTGGGTGTCTGCTCGGGCTCGGGCTCGGGCTCGGGCTCGGGTGCGGGTGCGGTCGCCTGCTCGGGTGCCTGCTCGGGCTCGGGCTCGGGCGCCTGCTCGGGCGCTTCGTCTTCCAGCAACCCCGAGCCGTCAACCCAGGGGCGACCGTAACGGGCCGCGGGCTTGAAACCCTTTCGGGCCGGCTTCCAGCCCGAAATCCTGGCATGCCATACACTTTTAACCGTTGTCGTGTTCCGGCGGAGCGCCGAAAAACGGGGCTTCTCGCCCGCGACCTTCTCAGCTCTCATCACGGACCGCCGGGCGCCCGGTTTTCGCGTGAGAAGCTCCGCTAAATCGGCATACCAACGGGTGCACTGGTTTATACCGCTTGCGTAAGCGTAGAACACGCCCGGCGCTATCTGCGGTATGTCCGCAGCGAACACCGGTAGCCCCCCCAGCATTGGCCCTTCTACGTTGGCTGCTCGTGTTGGGTAAGTCCGCCCCCGAATGGGCGGCGGGCCCGGTAGCGGCTCCCCGGCCGCGGTCGCTGCCCGGCTCTTGTCCGGCGGAACGGCAGCATCCCCGGGCGTGTCGCGCCCCTGTAGACGGTCCCAATACGGAAGCCGTAGCCACTCGTGGATGACGTAGCACGACGCCCGATTACGGGTTGTCCCCGACATTTTCGCCCGCTCGTAAATCCAGCCCTTTTCATCGCGCGACCCGCGGCGGATCAGAGACGGAAACTCGCCCCCGTTGGGCAAGGCGCGCACGTCCTTAGACCATACCAACCCGTCCAGACGCTTAAACATGGACGGCATATTCCGGCGGTAAAGCTGGATAACCGCGTATTCGTAAAGCTCAGACGGGGCCGGCGGGGATAGCAGCGGCCGCGAGAAAACCCCCACAATCGCCGTTTTGGGGAGGGGCGCCCCCCTTCTCGTTGGCGGTTGCTCGGGTGCCTGCTCGGGCTCGGGCGCCTGCTCGGGCTCGGGTGCCTGCTCGGGCTCGGGCTCGGGCTCGCGGACGACGCGCGACGCTGGCGGTGGTCCATGCTGTTCGGCGCGCATTTCAGCCTGCACGGCTTCGCGCCGCTGGTCCGCGGGCATCGCTGGGTCGGGAAACGTCCAGTTTCCCATGGGGACCCAGTTCTTACGCGGTCCCTTCCCCTTGTTCGTCTTGCCCCACCAGACGCCGTAGACCTGCGTCGCGCCTTCCCGCGGCGCGCCTTCTATGCGACGGCGCATAGTGTAATAAGACCTCAATTCTCCAAACTCGATACGAGCGAGCCCAAGCGCCTCCTCTTGCGAGGACGTCCATAGCGCAGGATTGCGGCCGCATATCCTGGCCCGCCAGGTTTGCGTCCAGCCGGGCTGAGAAGGGCTAGGTAGCTTCGCATGGGCGCTGTATTCCCAGCCGTCGCCCGTTTCGGGCGGCTCGGTAACCCGGGTTTTACCGGGCTTTTGGGGCGGGTTGATCGTCTGAGGATCAGGTTGGGCGGACCCTGGGTTATCCACAGCGTCATTAGTTGGGGTTACGAGTTTTGGCATAGGGGGCATAAATGCCCTGCTTTCTCGCGAATCCTCAGGTTTGCCCCACATATCCGTCATAGCGATAGCGTCCCGAATCTGCGCAGGGTCGGCACGCATTCCCCCTTTCTTGTAGACGATTGTGATGGTTCGCCCTTCGTTTGGCTCGGGCGCGGCCCATCGTTGATGGGTCCCCCGTTGCCTCAGAAGCGTGAACCCGCGACGACGCAGCAAGGCGACGACGTCCCGTTGCGTTGTGACGGCTCTAGCCATGCGTTCCAACCTTGGTTTCCGTGATTCCATGCGCTCCGTTCCTAGGTCATGGGCCGAAGGCAACCCCAGGTTAACAGTCGGCCCGTCAGGTCTTAAAGTTAGCGGGGTTCTTGACGTGTTCTTGACATGTTCTCACGTTCCATATTCACCCAGCGCTTTAGCCGTAATAGGCTTGCGCGGGGCAAATCGAGCGTAAGTAGGTGGATCTCCGCGCGTAGCGCCGCGGCCGTTTTACGGCGGCCGTTGCCGCCGGATTTGGGGGGTTCGTCGTCGCGATTACGCATTTTGGCCTCCTCGGTACCCCCATATTAGCCCTTCGAAGGGGCTATAAAGGCTACCGATCTTCCTACGACCTAGTCCCTGACGGCGTCCACGAGTCCCGCGAAAATGCGGGCGTACATATCCCGGTTTGAATCGGTCATATCGGGCATGACGCGCATAAGATCCGCTACTGTACTACGCTCTCGGTCCGACAGCGCCGAAAACAGGCGAGCAAACTCGTCTTCTTTGCGGTGGAACGAGAGGCTATACCCGCATTCCTCTAGCCAGGAAAACAGAGTTTTAAGGCGAGGATTCGTCTGGCCTGACTCGGTCTTATAGACGGCTACGCGGCTAATCCCAAGACGTTGGGCTAAATCCGAATCGCTAAATCCAGCTTCTAGGCGCATTTCGCGCAGACGGGCGTTGATTTTCATAACTAGAGGTTAAAATCGCCCCCGTTGTTCGTCAAGCCGGGCGCCGCTAACCTTGCCTTACAAGCCAAGGGGCCTAGTAATGACGATTTCAGAGCTAATTCGGTCGTTCCGCGGGGAACGGACCCGCGCGGCGTATGCCCGAGCCATTGACGTCAGCTCAGCGGCCGTGCACAAGCTGGAAGCGGGCGAGATCCGCCCCTCTCTCACATTGACGGCGCGCATTTGCCGGGACGCGGGGCTTACGAAACGGCAGCGCTGCGGGTTTCTGGAGCTTCTTATGGTCGCGGCGGAACGTGCGGACATTGCGAAGCAAGCGCGGGAATCCGCGTAGCGGTGGGGGGCCTCGTATGGAACGCGAATTTCAGCTAGCGCCCCCGTCGGCGCAGACAGCGAACACCGGGCAGAACCGCCCCAGGGACCCGCTAGACCGCTATTACACGCCGAAGCCACTGGCCCGAGCCCTAACGGCCCTTCTGGACGTCAAGAGGGGGGACCGCGTCCTAGAACCGTCCGCAGGCGGTGGGGCCTTCGTCGAAGCCCTGGCGGGCCGCGGTTGCCGCGTGACGTCGCTAGACGTCGACCCCGGCGCGCCCGCGCTCCATATGGGCGAGCACGCTCAGGTATGTGACTTCCTCGAATACCCTGGATCGAGCATGGGATTTGCTTGGGTCGTTGGGAACCCGCCCTACCGGGACGCGGGTGCGCATGTCCGGCGCGCGCTCCGCCTCGCTCCACGCGTGGCCTTCCTGCTACGGCTGGCCTTCCTCGAATCGGCGGAGCGCCTGCCATTGTGGCGGGCGTACCCGGCCCGCCACGTCTACGTGCTTGCCCGTCGTCCGAGCTTCACAAGCGGCGGGACGGATTCCGCGGCCTATGGCTTCTTCGTGTGGGACTTGAACCACACGGGACCTACGACCCTAGAGGTATGGGCCGACGAGACGGGGCAGGCGGAGCTATTCGGGGGGGAACGTGGATAACTTTACAATCCCCCCTGATTTGTGGCGCCGTCTTCTGGCGTCGCTTCCGAAGCCGTGGCCCGCGGAAGCCTACGCCATCGAAGTCCTATGCAGGGCGCAAGAGAACCAGCTTCGCGAGCCCGAAACGCATCCAACCAACCCGCCCAACACAGGCACCAACAGAGAGATCATCGAATGAGCGCCCCGCCTAAATCTGAGGTCTACCAGGAACGCCTAAAGCAAGGACGGGCCGCCGTCTTTTCCGTCTCACAAGCGGCCCGCCTGCTCGGTTTCGAGGACGCGGCCCGTTGGCTTCGGCGTAACGGGCTTGTGTCGCGAATCGGGACGCGGGAAAAGGTCGTATGGGGGGCCGTTATCGACTGCCTAGGCAAGGCGCGCCCTGTTGAGGTGAATAACGCCCCGCGAGCGGTCCCGGCCCGAGCCAACCGCGCCAGCAACCGCGACACGCAAGATCCGTGGGACGTGTCGGCCGCGGAATACCTGGATCAAGTAGCGGCCCAGCGTGACTGATAAGCTAGGTGATATCCCGCTTTTCGTCCCGTTCGTCTTCGGGCGGGACTTGGGCCGTGTTGGCGGTCGTTGGCCTAAAAGCCTCGTTATTGCCGATCTGCGCTGGCATGCAGCAACCGGGACCCCGCTACCCTCGCAACGGGCGCTAGCTGCCCGGTGGGGAGTCACGAAGAAAACGGCCCGCCGCTGGCTAAGCGAGGTACCCCACCATGACCCCACCATGACCCCAGAGGTACCCCAGAGGTACCCCACCATGACCCCAGCCGCCCCAGTTTTAACGCCGAATACCGGCCGCAATGACCCCAGAGGTACCCCAGAGGTACCCCACCATGACCCCAGAGGTACCCCAGAGGTACCCCAGCCGGGGACGCCCTTAGGTAGTCCGCGCGCGGACACGCCCGCGGGCGTGTCCGCGGGCGCGTCGCGCTCGCGGGCGCGCGCCTGCTCTGACCCTTCATTTAGTATTAACTACGTTAATACTAGTTATTCTAATAAAGGCGCGGTTAAGGACGACGAGCCGTCAGTTAAGCCCGAGCCCGTAGCCCCAGATCCGGCCTATGCCAGGGTGCACGCCGTTTATCAGGACGAAATCGGGCCGGCGTTGGGTCGACAGCGCAAACGGAGGATTCCGAAGGGGTCCGCCCTGGGGCGTCTGCTCGTCGCCCGTATCGGCGAGCACGACGCCGAAGCCGTCGAAACGGTGCTTAGGTGGTGGGCTTTCAGCGGCCATAGCCGGGCGGAATTCCTGCGGGACAAGGGCCTAGGGCTTAAAACGGTCCTTAGAAGCTCCAATTTTGCCGAATACCTCGAAATGGCGGACGGCGGGGAACCTCCCCGGCCGCCGTTGCCCGGTGAATACTTCCCGTCCGAGCCCGAGCCCGACGACGCGCCCCGCCCCAACCGCGCCCCAGATCCGGAATTCTTCTAATGCTCACCGATGACATCCTTAGAAACATCGCCCCAAACGCCATTATGGGCGATGACGAGCTACTACCGGACGACCTACGGGCGCCGCTGGTCTGCGATTGCGGCCGCGTCTACGACTGGACGACGTTCCCCCCCCCAGGGCACCGCTACGCGGGCCGGATTGCTCCGCGGCTATGCGCCCCCTCCGTCAGTCCGTGCGCCGTCTGTAGACCCGCTCAGGAGCAAGCCGACGAGCTAAAAGCGCTGCACGACCGCCAGAGGTGGGCCCAAGTCGGCACGAAAGACCGGCCGTTCCGGTGGGACCGCTTCGAAGTCCAAGACCAATACGAAACGCGCGACGGCTGGAAAGACGAGCCCGTTGCGACGTTCGCGGAGCGCGTGAGGGCTTACGGGCTACCGACGATCGGCGTGCTCCGTCGGAACGTCGAAGCGGCTAAAGATATGGCATCCTGGACCCCCCATAGCGGGCATTCCATCTATCTTTACGGGCGACCGGGCACGGGGAAAACGCTATACGCTTCGGCGCTGGCTACCCGGCTGCTAGAACGCCCGCCGTTGCAGCGCCGGGAATGCACGCTTGACGAGCTAGAGAAGCGCTTCGGCGAAGCCAAAATGGACCGCGCGGTGCTGGCGGGCCGCGATGTCTATTACCAGTCGGCCCCGTCGTGGTCCGTGCTGCTGTGCCCCCATGGAGACCTGGTCGATCGGGTGAAGCTCGGATGGGAACGGGACCGGGCGCCGCTAGCGAAGGTCACGGACGCAAACGCCCTGATTCTCGACGATCTAGGGGAAGAAGGCTTTGACCCGCTAGCGAAAAAGAAAGCACCGCCTGAGGCTATCGAATCCGTGCAGCGGTTGATCCGGCGCCGGTACGCGGTGGGGCAGAACCTAGTTATCACCTCTAATATCCCATTCGAAGACTTGCGGTCCAACGGGCGCATTGTCAAATCCGGTATCCGCGCGTGGTTCGGCGAACGGGTTTACTCGCGGCTTTGCGAAATGACCGCCGGGCACCGATACGACCTAGGGGGCTTCGATTGGCGAACCGTCTAGCCGAACCGCCGCCCGGGCCCGTCGTCGTTGTGATTCCCGGCCCGCCCCTCGGGAAACCCGCGGTCGCACGAACCCGCGAGGGGCGCCGCTATACGCCCCATGAGGTGATCGCGTTCTACGGCACCATGTGTTGGCGATTGGCGCACTATGGGTTTGGGACCCGGCGCGGCCCTATGGCGGCGCCTATGGTCTGGATCACTGCCGTTAAGCGCCGGCCCCAGCGCAAGCCGAAGGACTATCCGTTGCCATGGACGGACGGGCGCAACCCCTGCCTAGCGAAGCCGGACGCCGACAACGTCTCAAAGGCCGTTCTAGACGGCGGGACCCGGGCGGGCGTTTGGACGGACGATAGCGCCGTGCATTTCCTTTGCGCTTTCACGGTCTACGCCGCGAAAGAGGAGGAACCACGCACTGAAATCACGATCGCGGACCTAGCCGCGAACCCGCGGCCGACCCTAAACCCCAGCACGAACAGAGAGACCGAACATGCCTATAGCCCCGCTGCAACCCCAGAAACCGCGGGGGCAGGTCATGAGTGACAACCGCGAGCCCTACGAAGGCTTCGACCGCGAGCCCTACGAAGGCTTCGACCGCCCACGGCGCCGGCGCCGTCCCACGGCGCAATGCTCGGCGCCAGCGTGCCTCTGCATGTCCCCGTGCGATGCGTATTGGAATGCCCGCGAGCCAATCGAAGACGACGGCGACCACGAAGACGAAGACTAGCAACGGTACGCACACTCCGTGCGCACGATTCGCCCAAAACGCAGTTTTAACCCCAGCCCCGGTTAGTCCACCGAGGACTAAAGCCAAAAGCGGCGCAGCCCCTCTAAAACCCCGTTCCCCCTTGCGTTTCGCCGATATGGCCTTAACCCTGGGTTACTGCGGACCTTCCGTAAAAGGACGGTTTGAACGTTGAGGGTGCGCACAACCGTGCGCAAGGGTGTGCGCACGTGAAACGGTAGGTATTTACTATGGAATCAGTTATGACCGAGACTTTCAAGACGTCCCCCGAAGTAGCGGAGCTAGCCGGTGCGCTCGCTAAAGCGCAATCGGCCATCGTGAATGCTCGAGAAGACAGTAAGAACCCCCACTTCCGCGCAAGCTATGCGTCGCTAACGGCGTGTTGGGACGCTTGCCGCGAGCCGTTGACGACGAACGGGCTCGCGGTCGTGCAAGGGCTGGCCACGGAGGGGCGACACGTCGTGTGCACGTCGCGGTTGCTCCACGCGTCGGGCCAGTGGATCGAAAGCGTCCTGCGACTTCCCGCAAAGAAAGACGACGCCCAAGGGGTCGGCAGCGCTGCGACCTATGCCCGTCGCTATGCGCTATGCGGACTTGTCGGAATTGCACCGGACGGGGACGACGACGACGGCAATTCCGCGCGCCCTAGTGCCCCTAGAAGCCGTCCGCAGCCGAAACAGGCCCCAGCGCATAGGGAGCCAAAGCAAACGGCTAGAAAGGCCCCTACAGAGCAAACGGCGAAGCCAGCCCCGAAGGCCGCCCCGCCCACGAAGCCCGAGCACGACCCGAGCTTTACAACGTCCGAGCGGCGCGCATTCATGGCGCAGATCGAACAGCTCGGATGGAAGTATGCGGAGCTATGTCGGTTCCTCGAATCGGTCGCGAAGCCGCGGCCGTCGGCCATGGATTCCGACACGCGGCGCAAGCTGCTAGCGTGGCTCCCATCCGAAGCGGCCCGCCCGGTCGTGGCGGAATTCCTACGGGACGACGACAACCGCCCCCTCTGAGCCGGAACGAATGCGGCCCTAGGGCGGGGAATCAATCCGCCCTAGGGCCGCGAGCGCCGCAGGAGCGCTCTCCGAATGGCGGGCCGGGTACGCCCGTCCGTCGATCCCTAACCAGGCCCCAGGGCCGCGGCCCGAACGCCAGCGGGGTAACGGGCCGCTAGGGCGTCCCACGTCGTTGCGGACCAAGTCGGGCCGACGCCGTCCCGCTTCGTGGTCGATTCCAGAACCAGCAACCCCCCGTCGGGCTGCGAGTAGCTCAGCCGGGCATGCCCTCCGGCAAGCGGCGCTAGACTTTTCCATGCCTGTGTCAAATGCCACAGGCCAGCGACGGGCGCCGACACGCGCGAGCCGACCCCGGCGCGCTCCACGGCATCGATCGGCGACCACGGTTCCGAGGCATTGAAAATCTGCAACTCGCCATAGCGTTCGGCGTCCCACCGCCCGAGCGGGAACGCCGTAAGCAAAACGTACGCGGTGAACGACGAGCAATCGATCCCGTGGCCGAACGGGTCGACCAAGTCCGGCAGACCCTTACGAGCCCGTGGGAACGCGTTGTTCCGACTGTACCGCCAACCTAGGCAATCAACGGCTGCGAGGCGGACACGAACACCCAAAGGAAGGGCACGGTAGCTATCGACGTCTAGACCGGCGCAATAGTCGGGCATTATTCGCTATCGCAGTCCACTTTTAGCTCCACACAGATACGAATCTGGTTCCGTTCAACCGCGCGTAGACGGTCGTACAAATCTTCGTGGTTCGGGTCAAATACGCCAGCAAGCCCCCCACCGCCAGCGGCGCCAGCGGCGCCAACCCCGGCAATCCCCAGAAACCACCCAATCGTCTGCCGGTCTAGCGACAGGCTTAGCCGTCCGCTCGACGGTAGCTCTGGTTCGTCCGGTACTTTACTGGCCATTGGGGGCTCCCTAGACGATCCCAGTAAACCCTAGACGGTTCCCCGCCCATTGCGCCACGCTTACAACTTCGCCGTCTGTCATTGCCCGATCATACCAGGCTATCGTGTGAAGGTAGTTTGTAGCCCAGAATTGCGTAAGGGACCCGCGACCCCCAAAGGCAAAGCCTGAGGCATTGATTGCCCCCGTTGACGTATCGGCCACGTCGATCTGCGCGGGTTTCACGATTCCGGCCCCAACGTCATACCAAACATCAACCTTAAAACGCCCGCCGGAACGCCGAAGCACGCCGATAGCGCTGGACCCCGAAGCGTACACGGCGCTTTTCGGGGCGGTAAAGACCGCCTGTATACCGACGTCGTTATTTACATCGAAGAAGCCATTACCCGAAGTCGAATTCTTGATCCGCAACCCGTAAAACGGCGATACCGACATGGTTATGGTGAAATAGACGTCGTTCGTGGTTCCGGTGCCATCTAGCGGGACCACAAAGAACACCGAATAATCATTGATTGCCTCGGTAATCGTCGCTTCTACAAATTCTGTAGGGATTGCGAACGAGAACGGACCGGGCATCGCAGTAGGTACGCCGTTGATCGTCGCGGTCGTTTGCCCAGCCCCTACACCGTCAGGGACTAGATCGCGGGCGTCGGGCCCCTTATCCGTGATCCCGGTAAGTAGGTTTGACCCGTCGTAAGTCGCGGAATCGAAGCCGTCCCACCAGGACCGCAGATCCGGAATCGTCGCGGGCGTGACTTCCGTAGGCTCTGGGATGGTCCTTTTCGCTTGGGCCGTCCGCTTGGAAAGGAAAGCCGGATTATCCAATAGCGTAAGGGCGACCTGGACTTCTGCGGACCCGCCGATCGAAACATCCGAGACCATAGCTAGCACATTTGTTAGGTAAACCTCCGAATCCGTTAGCGTGATAATGTCGCCGATTTGGTAGCCTGCAAGCTCGGATCCGCCCACATAGGTCACGGAGCGATGGGGGAACGCCGAAGCCGCGGCAATGTCCTTTAGGATTAGGACCGCGGTAGCGTCGTCCCAAATCGCGGACGTGCTGAAAGTCTGCGAGCGAACCCCGAAGTAGAGTTGCGACTGCCGACAGCGATACGACCCCAATACGCGCGTGTCTTGTGTCGCGTCAATGTCACCCGAAAACCCACCATAGTTAGCGGTAAGTGTGCGCCGCTTGCGGTAGCGCTCGCTCGTCGCGACGGGCGCGTATTCCATAGTTATTTCGTTAACAATCCGCGTATCACCAGTGCGGATGCTTGACACACGAGCCACGGCGTTTGTGTCGGCATTAAAGTGTGCGATCGCATCCTCGGCCGTCGCGTTCCAGTCGAGAAAACGCCAGTATACGCCGCGTTCCGATTCCAGCGTAACAACCGGTAGCAGCGGGATAATCTCCCGCGTCACCCAGTCCCACGCGTTTATCGGGCGATTAATGTAGGTGTCGATTTTGTAATTATCGAGACGGGCCGCTTCGGCAGCGATCCGGCCGGTATCTAGCGGGACATTGCTGTAGCGTTCTAGCACCGTGCGGACGACGTCCATAGCGCCGCGGACCGCCCCGCCGCCGTCGCGACGTTCCAACCCGCCGCCGTCAAGATACCAACCGGTGTACCATTTCCGGTCTTTCGCAGCGGTTATTGTGGTGGAGCTAAACTGTATCTGACTCGCGGCGCGGCCTAGCGCATCGCTGGCTTCTACGACCGTCGCGTCCGAATCGGCCGGCGTATCCGTCAGGTCATGGAGACGGACGGTAGCGGCCGCGACGCTTCCCGCGCTTACTAGCAGCCGGCTATTGCCGTCCGCCGCTGTCACCTCGACACCCAGCGCCGGAACGACGGGGAACGGCGCCGCGCCCGTAGGGCGGTGCCCTGGGGCGCCGATCACGAGCGGATAGTTGGCGCCTATGATCTTCTCGTCTGTTGTGAACCCGCCACGAACGGGCCACGTATTGACGTCGACCCGAAACGAAGCCGGCGGAACCGTCGTCGAAATCTCATTCGGCAGCGCCCCGACAGAGAGCCGCAAGCCTTCGGCAGGCGTGCCGTATTCGATGTCTTGCACGAAGCCTGCTAGGAAGACCTCAGCGCGTTCGAGGGCTAATCCTGGGTACCAGCGCCGGACGACGGCGCGCGCTCGCTCGATCTGGACCCCCCGCGCCACAAGCTCGGCCCAGTCAACCCCGCCATTAATCGCGAGCCCGAAGGTTCCGGAAAAGCCGCTATCGATCTTAGATAGCGCAAAGTCCGCTAGTCCCGGCTGATAGCTCCGCGTGTCCCCTTTCGCCGTCGGCACGTCTACGCGCTGGGTCGCAAGGTAGAACGGGCGCCCGAGCACCAAAAGGTCTAGCAGCCACACGCCGTTGCCGAAATCAATTTCCGCACGTGTCGCCATTACTTAAGCTCGTCAATCGTAATTGATTCGATCCGGAAGACTTCCCCGGCGCCTTCGTCCCCTAGGACGTTTGATGCCTGCACCGTTCCGTCTAGGGTCCCGTACAAATAGAGCGTGCGATCGTTGGTTGTCGCGTCTGCGTTCGGCACGCGCCCGAGCGCAACAACCGGCAATTCTCCGGACTTCGACAATTCGAAAAGCCCATACAATTGGGTCCAGACGTCTTGATCGACCGCCAACGGTTCCCCGCCTGAGGGGCCGACGAAATCGGCGTCCGAGGGGGACGTGTCCCGTAGGGACTTCGATAGATCTACCGCGTCGGGCCAGGACATGATCCAGCGCCGACGGGGGGGGCCTTCCTCGCGGACCCGCGTCGTTCCCCATGTAGACGTGCGACGGGACGTGTTCGGAATCATGGCCCGCGACCAACCCCGAGACCAGCGTTTGCCGAACCCAACCAACCCGCCCACGAAAGCGCTACCGATTTGAAAGTAGCTTTCGGCTACGTCGTTGTTTGCTGCCGTGATCCGCAGCCGTAGCCGATCGACTAGCGCCGCGGTCGCGTCGGGTAGGTGGATAACAAACAACCCCCGCGGCGCGCGTAGCTCGCATGTCCCGCTAGCGGCCTCGGACGTGTCGACCCCTTCCAGCCGGAACGTTGGGCGTAGCGTCGCGTTTTGGGTCCATATGCCGGACGAATTGTATAGAATTCGCCGGACCTTCGGCGTTCCCGTGGGGTCTAGAACGGCGTAGCCCCCCACGAATTCGCCGTGCTGCACGAACCGGCCCGCGTCTGCCGTTGTCGCCGTATCCGGGCGTAGAACGTCGCCCGTAAGGGTGTAGCTAAGCCCCTCGAAGCCGGTGGACATTTCGACGTCCCCTAGGGACGTAAAGGTAGCACCGTCCCATGCGCCAACCTGGATCTCTTTTAGATTCGTATTCTCGATAGCGACCACGACGGTATACCCGGTTCCATCTAGCTTTGTGTCATACACGAGATCGATAACGATATCCTCGTTTACCGCCGTTTGGGTCGATCGCCATGGTTGATATGGCGATGGAGAAATACCCGGGAAAAGGTTCTTAATGGAAAAGTCGGCGTCGGGTTCGACCGTAAAGAATTCGTCGACAGTCCCCGGGCCCGAACCTGCGACCATAAACGCCGTTCCGGGGCTTGCCCCTGCCGTTTCGTCGCCGATACCGGGCAACGGGAAACCGCCCGGCGTGATTTCTGACCCCAGTTTCGCTTGTAGCGATTCGTGTGCTATCGCTTGGTCCGCCAAACCCGCATCATCCGCCGAGCAATAGTGCGCCTGGTACCATTGTGACTGACTCGTGGAGTTTGCGATATGGCCGATTTGAATCCGACAAGTCGCCGGCCCAGCCCCGCCGCCCGTAAGCGACCCGCTATGTAATTCGGTCCATTCCGTATCGGTTCCCTGCCGATAGAAACACATTAGGTCTTCCCCGTCCCCCTCGATCACCGCGGCCGAACCCCCGCGCAATGCCACTAGAAGCTGGGTTGGAACCGTCAAATCAACGGCGACGGTCGCTAGCGTGGTCGCTGCTACTGCGTCCAATACTCGAATCTGCGTCGACGACATTCGCAGCGTAGCGCCCTGCGTAGATGCACCGTTGGCCCAACGGGTTTGCAATACGATATCGTCGGACGTCACCGATCCGCCGCTAAGAACCTCGACTTCCGAGAAGAAAAGGATTTGGTCATTTACCCCGTTAGGCGCGGTAAATTCGTTCTCGTAATACCCATTGTTTGCGGTCGTTGTAATGTCCATTGCGCCCGGGGATACAAGCGTGCCCGCGACCGTTCCGACCGCGACCCAACCGGGATGGGACGACGGCAAATCGAACCCCAACCAATTTTGGTTTTCGGGCGCTTGGGCGGCGCGGGCGAAGCCTACTTGCGTTGCCTGCTTACCCGTGCCACCCACCGCCCGATCCCGGAACGTGACAGTAGACCAACCGCCCAAGAACCAGACGGCTACCGAGTCGTCCAGGGTGCTCGCGGCCGCGTGTCGAAAGCCCCAAAGGAACCCGCCGCGGCAGGACGCTAGGTGCCATTCCTGGCCAGGACCAAACGCGACCGTGTTGGCTTGATAGAAGCCCGTTTCTAGCTCGGTCCACGTATCGCCATAGTCTTGCGACAACCAGACGCGGCAAGCGCTACCAGGGAAGTCCCTAACCACCGCGTAAATCGAACCGTTCGGGTCGATTGTTACCGCCAAATGCCCAGCCGCGGCACTAGAGATAACGGTCGTCGTTGACGTGCTAATGTCTTCGTATGCGTTCCCGATTCGCGTAAAGACCGGGAAACTGTCGGAGTCTCGGATATACGCGACGCCGAAGCCGCCCCCCTTGATCGGGAATGCGCTTGGCTGGTCGCCGAACGTCGTGGCGTCGAAAATACGAATGGCAGAAGTGAGCAGCGTATTACTAGCCCATTGCTGCATACGCCCCGCGTTGTCGGCCCCAAAGACAAGGATCTCGTCCCCGTTTGCGGCAGCGCGGGTATAAACGTTCGTCGCCAAATCGATTTCGAAACGGGCGTATTTGCGCCACGTTGCCCCTTGATCGTCGCTAGAATTTACCGTAACGTCCGTGCCCCCCCATTCCGCGACCAATAGCCGTTCGGTTTCCGGCATTACAAGTAGGAAACTAGCGGTGCCGATAATGTCGTAGCCGTCCGATACGCTGGTATCGAATTCGTCCCACTGTGTCGTTAGGTCGTTGTATCGGTGTAGCCGGACTGTTTCGCCCGCGGCGCTGCAATGCAGCGCTAGCGGCGTTTGGGTCGACGGAATCACGTCTACATAGACCCCGTTGGACGCTGCCGCCGTTTCGTGCTCTAGGATCCGGTACGGGCCGGGCATAGTAGGGGACCAGCCCCGATAGTCGCCGTCCGCGGTAGACGTGCTCGGGCGATAGAGCGCGAGTTGCCCCCCAAGTCCGACCGGCCCGCCCCGCTGGACCCGCAACTCTACCCCCTGGGTTTGTCCCCCAGCAATGCCCACGGCTTGACGCGTAAGCGGGTCGCTAGGGACCATAGACCCAGGACGCGGGGACGCCTGCGTATAGCTGGAATTGCCCGTAGCCCCGTCGTTCGCCCGTAGGCATTCCGGGGCCCAACGTTCGTCCAGGACCGCAAGCCCGGTGGGGTGTTGGTTCTTCCGATTGCCCATTGCCTAAACCCCACCAAAAGGATCAGAGGTACCCGACGGCGGACGGCCGGCCGCTAGTAGCCGTTCAGTCCGTCCGCCGGCCTCGATTGTCGACGCAAGCATTTGGTCTAGCACCCGATTTCTAAATACGATTTGCGTAGCCATTCCACCGCCCGAGCCCGTGCCGCGGTTTGCCGCGTTGATCCGGTCGCGGCCGATCTCTTCGGCCCCACGCTGGCTTAGCACCGCTTCATTACTCCGTACGGTCGCAATGATTTCGTCCACATTCGCTGAGCCGTCGTGCAACTGGGGCGGCTTCTGGGCCGCGATTACGGCGGACTGGGCAATAGCTACCGGCGCAACGACGGCGGCCGCGGCCGCGGGCGCGCCCGGCCCGAGCAAAGCAAACGAGGGGATTAGGGCCAGGATGCTAGCGGCCGCGTCAATGGCAACCTGCGTAATTGCGGCCGACTGTCGCCCCTTAAATGCTCGGTTGATTGTGGCTTGTTCGGCCGACAATTCGGCGTTGAGGTTCTTTAGCTCCGCTTCGATCCGTCGCCGTTCGCCGTCGGTAAGATCCTCGGTCGTAGCTAGCTTTTCCTCTAGCGTCTCAATGTTGTCCTTTAGCGCTTTCCCTTCGTCCTTTGCGCCCGCAATGGCTAGGTCCGCGAACGTCTGCGTAGCGGATAGGACCGAATCGATAGCCCCTAGCGCCGCGGTCTGGCGTTGCGCCGCTTGCTCGATGACGAACGCCGTATAGGCTTCGTCGGCCGCGCGGCGCTCGGTGTCCGCTTGGGCTTCGGCGTTCCGGCGTTCTTCCGCGATTTCCTGGATCCGCTCTAGGCGGGTCTCCTCTTCTTCTAGGATGATTTCCGTAAGGTCCCGCTGTGCACGGTTGCGAACCTCGAAAAGCGCTAGCTCCGATTCTTGTAGGGCCTCGCTGACGTCCAGCCCCGACTCTTGTAGGACTAGCAAAGCCTCTTGCTCTGCTACGATTGCCGCAACTTGGGCGTCCCGGGCTTCGAGAATCCGCGCGGAATCCGTCAATTGGTCGTCTGTTGCGGTCTTCGTGATCTCGCGTAGCGACAGCGTAGCGGCTTCTAGGTCCCCCAAACGGTCTACAACGGTCCCGGTCGCGGTCCCAATGCTTGCCAACGCAGGCACATAGGCGTCTTGCACCGCGGCCGCGGCGGGCGCGGGGGCGTGTATCGCTAGCTCCCAAAACCCCCGCGCCTCCTCAAACGCGGCGTCGTAGGCATCCCCCAGGGCGCTTTGTGCAAACTTGAGATTCTCAGTAGCGGCTTTCGCTTCGGCAAAATTCCCAGACATTACGTCCGAAATTACCCCGCCAAGGATGCCGAAATTGTCGATCATGTCCGACACAACCTCGCCCACAAACTTCCCGATAAAGGTGAATCCGAGCGAAAAGTTATTAACCAAGTCGGCTAGAAGGGACGGCCCCCCCAACGTATCAAGGAACGTCTGCCCCGCGTTCTCGAATGCTAGGGACAGGTTTGCCGTTGCTACCTGCCATTCAGACGCGGCCGTGGCTGCGTTCGGCCCTACCTCAATGCCGAATTCGCGCCCTAGGTTTACGAAATGCTCTAGGTCATCCGAATCGGAGAACGCGGATAGCAGCTCTTTACCGCTTTCCCCTAGCGCTTTCGTCGCCAACGCGGCGCGCTCCGTTGGGCTTTCGACGTCTGCGAGCCTATCGATAATGTCCCGAAAGACGTCGTCCGTATCGCGAAGCGACCCGTCTAGGTTCGTCGCCTCAATGCCTAGCTTTTCGAATGCCTGTAGCGCTTCGCCGGATCCGTTCGATACCTCGAAAATCTGCTTTGCTAGGTCCTTAGGAACCACGGCGCTAAGCTCTTTCCCCGTCGCCTGAGCCGCGAGCCTAAGCCCGTTGATCGTGTCCGCGCTTACGCCCGCCGCGGCGCTCAGCGTATTGACCTCGTCAACGACATCGACCACGGAGTTTACAAACTTCCCGTATGCAGCCCCCAACGCAACAACGGCGGCCGCTAGGGCTACCGCGGCTTGTAGGCCAATTTTCATAGCGCCCGCGGCCTTGCCTAGGCCGGCTTCGAAGTCCGCGGTATTCGCTTCTAGGTCGTATCGAATCGTAGGCATATGGTCCTAATCCGGTTGTAGGGCCCAAGCGATTGCGGCCGGATCGGCGCCCGTTCGCTTTGCCATGTCCGCGGGCATTTGGTCCCGGCTCCACGCCGCGGCGTGCTCGCGGAGCCCTGGCGTAAGCTTCCCCCCGAAGGCACGGACGGCTGGGCCGCTACCGGGCGCCACAAAGCCCCTAGGGGCCCGTGCGGGGGTTCGGCTGGTCCCTGGGGCCCCCGACGGCTTCGCGGAGCTAGAAACGTCGCTAGGGTTGATCCCCTTAGAAATCAGAAGCGTGTGAAGCAAGTCACCATAGCGAACCGGCTGAGACGAAACAGCGCGGCGCGGGTCCGTTCCATGGTTGACGTGCCAATAGGCCATGATCTCGATTTGCTGCGCCCGCCCGAGCTTTTCGAAGCCCCACGGGTCGTTTAGGTAACAGATTCCGATGTCGATGCGTTGGAAGTCTTCCGCACCAACATCGGAAAGAAAAAAGACGCTTTTTCGCTGACCTCAGCGCTAATTTCCGATTGGTCATACACGGCCCGAATCACCGTTAGACCCAGCATAACGAGCGACTCTAGAGGGTAGCCCTCACCATGCAATTCCTCAAAAACGGCCTCACCATAGGCTAGGGGGTCTGCCGCGTTGGCCGGGGTCGATAGGTATTTGTCACGGTGCGACCAGGATAGACCGATGAGAGCCCCGAGCACCGCGCACAATTCCGGACCGGCTTCCTTGATAAGCCCCAGCATTCCCGCTTGGTCTACCTTGCCTTGTAGGCTCATTAGCGCGGCAATGTGGATTCGCTCTAGACTCTTAACCACCTTAGAAACCGTCATAATCGACGGAATCTTAAGGTGATGGTCTTCCATGTCAGGAATCCCAACAACGACGAACGGGCGCCGGTCGGGTAGTTCAAGTGGGGTCGGCCTGATATCCATGCTTCTTCCTAGGTTACCGTGGGGTACACGGCGTAACTCGTAAACGTGACAGTGATTACCGACGGGTCACCTTCTGCAATGGACCCCGTCAGATAGCAATGATTGAACCCTAGCCCGTGGTCCGCGGCTTCCCCGTGGTCGGTGCCTTCGATCGCAAAGTCCACCGCAACTAGGAAAACTTCAGAGTTTGCCCCTAGGGTACTAGTCCAGTTTGCATCTACGAAGCCGCTTTGCGTCAGGAAGTCCATAAGCGCGGCCGCCGTCGCGTCTGTTGCGTCCCGTAGGTACGCCGTAAACGTTCCGGTCATAGGCTGGTCGTCCCCGTACCGAATGCAGGGCGTAGCCCCGAATTCGCCACGGTCGAAGAACACGTTTACCACGCGCCCGGGGATTGCAACGTTCAAGTCCCCAGCTTCGAAGGCGACTTCGTAGGAATTGGTGCCACCAAAGTCGGAAAAGGTAATAGTCCCGTCCCGCTTCGTCTTACAGATAGTCGATTCGGCCATTAGTTAGCCCCTTCCTTAGGTTTGGTCGTCTTGCGCTTTCGCTTAGGCTTAGGCTTAGGTTCGGGTTCCGGCAGTAGCGTTGCCAAATGCAACAGGATGCGCAGGACCGGAACGCCAGCCCGAAGGGCCGCGAGCAACGGCGCGGGGTCAATCCCTAGAGTCGTAAGTTTTGCCGTAGCTTGTTCGCGATTCATCGGTTTAAGCCTCAAACATAGGGGCTAGGCGTTCGTTGATACGTTCTTCCGTGTCGTGGTCTAGCGTCGCGGTCGCCGCCGTTACTAGGGCGTCTGCTAGACCCGAATGAACATGCGACGCGTAATCCGCGGAATTGACGATAGCGGCGCCGCGCCCTTCGTTTTCAACCTCCCAAGAGTCGAGACTAAACCTGGTGTCTACGGGCCAATCCTCGACGACTAGCGCTAGCGATAGGTCCGCCGTCTTGCGGACTTCGTCCACCGTTACCGGGTTCGCGGCAACGCGGGTATCGTCTAGCGCCCTTTGGGCGGTTTCGAAGGTTAGAGCGGCCATTCTACGGCGTGCCCCAGATAATTAGGTCAACGTCAAACGTTGCGGCCCCTGGGTCTAGGGTCAGGACATCCCCGGTCCCTGCCGTGACTGCGTAGCCGTCCGTGGGGTCCCATACGAAGAGAACACCGCCGGGACCTACCTTAACGGTATGAGCCTGGGCGCCGACCCAGTTAACGAACGCGTTGGCATTTCCTCCGACCGTTACAACTTCCGCGGCCGTGGTCGACTTGTTCACCAGCGCGAAGCCCAAGACGGTCCCGAACGTAACCGCGGACCCGTCTAGTTTGCTCGTAAGTCCGCCGGCTAGGTCTAGATCTGCGGGCGCGGCCGCTAGCGCAAGGGTCGCAGACCATACGCGGTTCTGCTCGCCCGCGCCGGTGCCATTCGGCACGGTGATACGGTCCAGCCCTTCGGCGCCTAGCAGGTTGAAACGGTGGACCAGGCTAGACGTTCCTAGGTCGTTAGGCTGTTGCTCTGTAGCCTTTACCTGCAACGCGATTTCGTTAATAACGGCCATTATTCATTCCCCAGGGTTTCGAATCGCTTAGTTTCGAAGCGGACAAACACCGTAAGATGCTCTCCGGTTCGCAACTGTTCGCGGGTATCTAGGTGTTTCGTGTTCCACTGACGGCGGAAAGTCAGGTTCGTAAGTCGATTGCGGACGCGATCGATCACGTCGAAAACTTCCCCGCGGGTCACCTTTTGCGCCTTCGGCGAAAGCCGAATTTGAAACTCGCAAACGATAATATCTTCGACGTGGGAATGCTCTTGATTCCGGACTAGGTCTAGGTTCCGTGTCGACTCCCGACGGACGGACAAAGACAAGGCACCCCGTTGGTTCGGATTCGTACGCGGCCCCGTCAACGGGTCCAGGATTTCGACGGGGATATTTGGCGGCTTTCGGATAGCCGCTTCGAATTCCTCGACTACTTGCCGAATCGTCGTGCAGGACGGGTCTAGGGTTGACGCCATTTAGTAGCCCCCCCATCGGCCCGCCCAACCAGACGAAAGGTAAGTTACCGGCGTTGCGCTCCGCTTCTCAGCGTCGCTATCGTTCGTGCCGTCTTCGTCGAAGTCATAGGCTAGCTGTAGGCGGTCGAATTCGTCCCGCGCAATTTGCCGGTAATGGTCCGACAACTTGGAATAGCGGCCGTCCCCAACGCTGGTAGCAAAGTCCCGAAAGATGATTTCTAGACTTAGGTAAATGTGGACGTCCCGAAGGCCCCAGCTATCGAAGATGAGAGCCGGGCGGTTTCCCTGTTGGATTAGCCATTTATTTAGCCGAATCCAGGCGGAATGACGCTGGCCCGCGTAGCTCTGTTGCGAGGGGTCGCGAAGCTCCGCTAGGTCGCTATGCAACTCGCTTAGGTCTCGGTCGTCGATGACGGGCGTAAGCAACCGGCGGACCAGGTACGCGGGCCGCTGGAAGACCTCGACAGATCCGCCGATGGTTAGGGACCAAACCTCTAGCCAGCGATCACTAAGCCCCTCGGTAGCCGTGACAGCGGCCGCAAGGGCATAGGCGGCCGGCGGACCCAGGGTCGCTACCGCAACCTCGTCTAGGACGGTCCTAGACCCAGCAAACACGCTCAGCGTTCCCACCGTGGCGGTTTGCTGCACGCCGGCGGAATCGTAGACATCCAGGGTCAACGATTCGTCTACGCCGCGCCGCAGAAACCGCGGCAGCGCGTAACGCTGGGTAAGGCCGGGCATTACGGCGTGGCACCCGCTAGCGCGACCCAGGCGCCACCAATGCGCATATAAAGCGAATTATCCCCGGTCGTGCCGTTCGTACGCAGGTATAGCGAACCGTCGTTAGCGGCTTCCGTTGGGGCGCCCGTCCCGGCGCTAATGTTCGGCAGGGCGGTAACGTCTGCGGGGAACGCGTCCCCGTCCGTGAATAGGACAACCGAAACGGCCGAAACCGACTTGCGGACCTTCCACGCGATATCAGCGGCCCGGGTTAGGATAGATGCAGCCATCGGTATGCTCCGATAGGGCGCTTTCGCCCTAGCTTAATCGTTGTTTCGCTGGTCGTGGCGGCGGGCAATCTTCCGCGCCTCGTGTTGTGCATGTTCGTAGGACATGCGACCGTCCCCGGTTTGCCGGTTTTGATCGTGGATTCGCTTAGCCATCCGATCGATAGCGGCGCGCTTCTGGGCTTCGTTAGGCGTCGACATTGGTACGTTTCCCCTTTGCGGCACGGACGACGCGCGATTTGGCCTGAGGCTTACGCCCGCGGACCTTTGCGCCATAGGCGGCTGCGGCTTCGCGCATAGCGTTAAACTTCGCAGTTTCATGCTCCACAATCGCTTGCACGTGCGGGGCCCCGTCGTGCGCTTCGGCGATACGGCGGCGACTCCGGCGCTCCTGACGGCGCATGTTCGCGGCTAGCACCGAGGGGCTAGGCGGCGGGACGGCCCCGGATTCACGGAGGAAGACGCGCCAAGCGTTCCAGCCCTCGCGGTCATACTGGCTAGACCAATCTACGCGGGCCGAAGGGCCAGCACCGACCACGAAGGGACGCGACCATACGTCCGCATAGGTAGCGCCGCGTACGCCGTCGTAGCGCAGTAGATAGCCGTGATCGTCCACGATTTCGCCGGTAGGACTAGACACCTTTACGGGCCCGTCTTCGTTAAGAATCACCCAGCCCTCCATACGAAGACGGCTTAGCACCGGCAAATGCCCTTGTGGCCCCTTCCTGCACCCGTTGATCCCTGGGCGTAGCGGCACCTTCGAAATGCGGGGGACAAAGCCGGTTTCCTCGGAAACGAATTCCCAGTTACCGGGATGGTGGGCGTAGATAAACTTCGGTTGGGGCTTTCCGGGTAGGCGGTCATCCGAAAGGGTGACAGCGGTAACCTTCTGGGGGGCGGCTTTTGCAGGCGGTTGCGCTGCGAAATCGTGGGGCATGGGGGTCGGCTCCTGATTGAAATTGCGGCCCTAGTGTGGGCCCGCGGCCGACCCCAGTCAGAGGGGCCGACACTAGGGCAACAACGGCTAGGCGTCCGTGACGATACCGACGATTCGAGCTTGCTCTTTCAGAGCCATACCCATCCAGGCATTGCCCATGATTTCGACCACGGCGCGGGACGTGTCGCGGTTCACTTCTACTAGGACTTCGTCCATACGGACCGCCAGCGAAGCGCCCGACCCAAGCATCGAACGTTGATCGACAATGGCGACTTTGTAGCCAAAGGTACCGGCGCCATACATGAACCCTTCCCGGTCCCCGCCGGTCTGGATCACGTCCGACATCTTATAGATCTCAACGCCTAGGTAGGTCCCGGCGAAGCCCTGGCCACGAATCCCGAGCATATCGAAGGTTGCGGGCGCGAACATTGCGGCCCCACCTTCGGCGCGTAGCGACGCCTGGAAGTCGGCAAACTGGCGAGGGTGCAGGACGCAGAAATAGGGCCCGGGGACGGACGCTAGCTCTAGGGTGTAAATGGCGTCGTGGTAATCATCGACCGACATATCTACGCCGGTCGAACCAACGTCAGACGCAGCGGTCGCGCCGGTCGTGGCGAACGTCTCATTAAAAAAGCCGTCGTAGCTGGCGACCATATCCGCGGCTAGGCGCTGCGGGTCGATGTCTGCGCCGTAGCCGGTAGCGATAGCTAGGTCGCCGATGTCACGGCGCAAAGCGGAGCGCGTAACGGCAATATCCACGCTCGTATCAGTAAGCGCGGTTTCGGCTACGTCGGTATCTTCCGCCGCGGTAGCGACGAAATGGTCTGCTCCACCTAGCGACACATAGCGAAGCCGGTGGGTATCAGAGCCCGAGTTGTTGACCGTGCCGTGAAAATCAATGGCGCCGGGGACGTTCCGAATGCTTGCCATGTCCGTAAGGGACACGAATAGCGCTTGATCTAGCTGAGCGGCTAGGCGGAAGTCAGTTTCTAGGTTCGCGTGTAGGATCGGCATTGTTACCCTCGTAAGGTCGTCTATTGCCGGGCTACACGCGATTACGTCGCGGGGTCGCGCCCAAGTATGTGGGTCTTTCTGTCTATTTACTATCTCGGGACAAACTAGTAAAGCCCTACCGTCTACGCATCTTCCCCGCGTAGGGCTGCCATTACGCGCTGGCGGTTCTCAGGCTTCCCGCGGTCTTCGTAGGACATGCCGAGGACATATTCCATAGACCATTCTTTCGGCGGGGCGCTGGACGGCTTGACGCCCGCGTTAGCGCGCGGCAGGGCGCTAGCCGGCCGACGGCCTGGGAGGTTGGCCCGCGGCGCTCCTGCGGCCGTTAGGCGTCCCGTATCGCTAACGGACGTGTCGGGCTCCGGCGCTGGTTCCGCTGTCGGCTCGGGAGACGCGCCCAGCAACGATGCTAGGTGGCGGTCCTCTTTCGCTTCCGACCCGAGCCACGCCGATAGGTCCGGCCGCTTGTCTTCCGGGATCCGTTCGTGGCGCCAACGAACGAGCGCGATGTCTTCGGGGTCCGTAATGCCGGCCGCGAGAATCGCGGAACGCGTCTCGCTTTCCGATTTGAACGAGTCGAATTCCTGCCGGATACGGTCGCGCTCCGCTTCCGCCTTTTCCAGCCGCTTCGCGGACTTCCCCGGATCCGGGACGCTCGCTAGTTGCTCGCGGATATCCCTAAGCTCCGCCTCCAACGATTCGACCTTGCTTTGCTTCGCTGCCATGCGGCGCAAATGCTCGGTCTTAAGGACGGTATCGGGCGTGTCGTGCTCATCAGACATTGGTATTTTCCGGGGTCGGCTGTTGGTCGTCTTCGTCGTCGTCTTCGGGGGCATTTCGGGCCGCGTTCGGCGCGGGCGCGGGCGCGGCGCGTTCTTCAAAACGGTCGTTGTCTAGCTGGAATTGCACTAGCTGGCGCCGCGCTTGGTCTAGGGTGATCCCCTCAACCGCAGCGAGTAGGGCCGGCTTCGACGTAATGCCCATTTCGGCCCGCATCTTATGGTCTTCCATCACCAAGCGTCGTTCTTCCGCGGACAACGGAAGCCCTAGGTATCGAATGCCCCAGCCGTCTTCTGGCAGGGTGCTACCCGTTGCGCGATTCCATAGGGTCGCAATCACGCTTAGGCTGGCTTCGTCCCCGCGGGAAAACTGGGGCTCTGAGCGCCGTTGCGCGGAGCGTTGGCCGGACCGTTCGATTTCGATCGCGAATCCGGACCGCGGGTCGGTATGGGTCCGCTTGATATCGCCCGGGGATAGATCGAAGTCGGCCGCTAGGTCGGCTGCGTAATCGCGGATAGCGTCCCCTAGCGCTTGCGGGTCCCCGCCCGGTGCAAACTGTCCGACGGCCGCGGACGAACCGGGGATCTTCGGCCGGAAGTTTAGCAAAGACGCTGGGTCCGTTACCACCGTGGCGGACCCGTCTTTGTTTACGTCTAGCCCGTCGACCACGGCGTTAATCGCCCAACGTTGGGGCCACGAGGCATCGCGGACTAGGTGTCGCCATTGCGTCCAAAGACCCGCGACGACTAGCGTTCCGTCCACTAGTTCAATGCCGCGGAAGGGGTCCCATAGGTTCCCGGTCCGTGTCGCATGGTAAAGCGACCCCGGTAGGATCGGCGTCCCGTCCGTCTTCCGGTAGGGGTACGCATCTCCGCTTAGATTGCCGATAAAAGCATCGGATAGGTCCACCTTTCCGTCTGCCGATTCCACGCGATAGAACGGCGCGCCGGGGTCTGACACGTCGATCACGTCGCGGGTCCAGCGCTTGCGCCCCTCGCTATCCTCTCGCAACCTGTATTCGTGCATTACGTTGGGTTGATCGGGACAATCCGGCGGGGCGTCTAGCCAAAGCAAATCCGCCGGAATGATGCGGACCAATAGCTTAGGGTCCTCCCCAGGGGGGACGTCGAAGCGGTAAAACCCTTCTCGTATGCCTAGCGTCATTTGCTGCATGGTAACGGCAATTTGCCACAATCCGCCGTTCGTGCAGATCGCTTCCATGGCTTCGACCGCGGTAGCGTCGACGTGTTCGATTACGGGCGGACGGTCATACAGGACCGCGAGTTGTGTAATCAGACTTCGGAACAGGTTTTTAGATAGGTCGGGGGGCCCCTGTGCCCGGCGCCGTCGCGGGTCGAATTCACGGGCGAGCGCTTCTTTTAGGTCTACCTTCCATAGACCTTCTAGCAAGCGACGACGCCGCGCGGCTTCTTTCCATCGAATGCCGGTTTCCGTTGTCGGTGCTGGTGGGCCGGAAAGCAACCCGGCGGATCCATCATGTAGGGCTAGGGCACTAGGCATATTCTATTCCCACCGTCACAAGCGAGTATATAAGTAGTCCGACCCTAGAGGTAGCAAATGCCACGAAGTAAAGCGCGCGAGCCGGCCCCTCATCCTGCGGACGTATCTAAGGAAGACTACCTAAGAACCGAGCTTCTTCTACTGCACGAATCCATAGCGCGCATGTCAGATAGTGGCAGTTGGCAAGCCGTCGTAGCCGCGCGCCGATTGGCTATGAAAATCCGCGACGAGATCGACGCCCTACGCGAAGCCGCGGACGCTGACTTCGACCCGAACGACCTAGACGACGTCGTTGCTACGGTGCTTAAAATGCCTGATACGGTCTTCCGGCACCCGAAGCTTAGGGCACGGGTAAAGAAGTGCGCCTAGATGCTAGGGCCGCGGCCGCGCTGGACACAATCCGGGACCTAGCGGCGCGGCACCACCTACTTACCTTCCAGCCGTCGCCCATATTCGAGAGTCTACCGGACGAAACCGCGAGCCGGATTCTGATCCGAGCCGCGAACCGAGTAGGCAAAACCCGGCACGTTGCTTGGCTCGTTTCGCAAAGAATGGTCCGCGAGCCCGGCCTACGGGCGCGCGTCATTGGCCCGACCAATGACCATATTCACAACGTCTTAGGCAAATACCTAAGCGAGTTTCTAGGGCCCTACCTCGCAACCAATAGCTATTACTCGGAAGGGCGGGGCTGGAACGGCGGGCGCTCGCGAACCATCGTTCTAGCCAACGGGTCTATCTGCGAGTTGCGAAGCCTACGGGATGACCCCGACGCCCATTCTGGCCGGTCCTGTCATATCGTCGCGTTTGACGAACCCCCGACGCTGGCACACTTTACGGAAAACGCCGCGCGGTTGGTCGATACGGCGGGGCAAATGATTGTGGCCGCGACCATGGTTAACCGCCCGGTCCAGTGGCTTCGGGACATGGTCCAGGGGGAAGAACCAGACCCCGAAGCCGGGCGTACGCGGCACGGCTCGGGCTGGCTACAGATCGTTGCCCGCTTTAGCCGCGACGCTTGCCCCTGGTACACCGAAGACCAAGTAGACGGCTGGCTAGACGTAATGCGGACATCCCCATGGGAATGGGGCCAACGGATCGAAGCGAAATGGGACGGCGTCACGCTAGAACGGATCTTCGTTGGGATCAACGAAGAGACCTTTACGGCGGCCCCTCCGCCGGGGTCTGTAAAGGTGGGGATCGGCATCGACCACGGCGAGGTAGCCGGGCATCAAGCGGCCGTTCTGGTTGCGTATAGCGGCGGGCGAATCCACGTTATGGACGAATACGTTAACCCCTATTCGACGTCTCCGGAGGAAGACGCACTAGCGATCCTGCGCATGTTGTCACGACACCGCATTGAGCCGGCGTCTGTAGACCTCGCTATCGGCGATATGAACACGTCGAAGGGGTATGGTGGGTGGCGGATTAACGAGGCTTTAGAGGCGGCTTTCGCTAGCCAGTGCAACCGGCGTACCCCGCCCTTCGTCATCCAAGCGCCGGACAAATCCCCGGGGTCTGTAGATTGGGGGCTGCGGTGCGTCAATTACGGCGGCCGACGGGGAGACATTAAGGTGCACCCTAGGTGCGTGCACCTAGCCGCGACGCTCCGCCATTGGAAAGGGGGGAAGCACGGAACCGACGGGAAGCTATCGCACATTGCCGACGCTTTCCGGTATATCCTTACGGCGGCCGTCGGGGCGCAAGCCAGCTACGCCCGCTTACGCTTCGAATAGGCCAGGGGGAATTGTGCCAGCAAAGAATGTAGACCTTACGATCGAGCAAGGGACCACGTTTGTTCAGGCGATTATCGCGCAAGATAGCACCGAAACGCCGATCGACGTATCCGGCTATTCGGCCCGTATGCAAGTGCGCGCCACCCATGGCAGCGCAAACACCCTTATCGATTTGCTAAGCCCCGCCGATATCGACGTGGGCGGTGCTGACGGCATGTTTACGGTCAACATTGCCGACACAGTGACTGCCGCGCTTACGCCCGGTAGCGCCGTCTATGACTTCGAAATGATTGACGGGCTCGGAAACGTTACGCGCGTCATCGAGGGTGCGGCCCTGATTACTCCCGAGGTTACCCGGTAATGGCAGATATCGTAGCCATCGTTTCCCGCGCTGCAATCGTTGCCACCATAGGCAGCGCCCCTATCGAAGCATCCCCAGCAAACCGCACGATCCGGGCAACGGTGCGGGTCCCTGCGACGGCTCCGCCCGTGAACGTGCGCGGCCTAACGCAGACCGTCCTTCCGGCGAATGGGGGGACGTGCGTAGAAATGGCGCCAGGCATCTACGTGATTCCTGACGTTATCTGCGTCCTTTGGTACGGTAATATCACCGGCATTTTCGCGCCGGTCCTGGGGCGCGGCTGGCTAGCGGACGGGATCGGTTCGTCGGCCGCCCGTCGTGGGTGCACCTTCCGGGTAACAAACGCCGGGACCGTCCTAGAATTTGCCGTCCGGCGTTCTACGGGAAGCGGCGCGTCACTGTTCCACACGGTGGGGGACGTGAGAGCGCATGGGCCCCGCCTGTATTGGGGGCTTAGCGCTGCGGACGGATCACTGCCAAGCACGCAAGATAAGCGGGTTGGACAGGGGGATATGATTGCTGGCACCGATTGGTCCTTCGACAGTATCCAACACGGACCGGGCTTGTGTGACACCCCTATGGCTATGGGGCGGCGGTCTAGCGCGTCCTCGAATTCGGGCGATGACGGCATTACATACGAAGGCGCGCGCCTTGTCTACATCGGTCGGCTCCCTACGCCGGCCGAATGGGCGGCCGCGGCCGCGGGCGATCTATCGTGGTCGGAAGGTGATCCGGACGTCATCTTCGACAGCGCCGCTAACGTGCCCGATGGGACCACCGTAGACGATAGCGGCGATTACCTAGATACGTCCAACGTGGTGGTCCCCGCATTCGTTGCCCTCCCTCCCGCATACCCAACGGCGTCAGGCGGTGTCACTTGAGGAGGCGCCGATTCTACCAATCCTTAGAAGCGCGCTTCCGTGGCTTGCTCGATTCATCGATGCCTACCGGCACGCCCGCGCCTGGCACGGGGTCGGACGCTGGACCGCATTCCGCACGGGTTGCCGCTATGCTCGCGGACATACGGACGGGCTCTAGCGCTTACGACCTATGGCGCCGCTACAGCCGCGGGGAAAGCTTCGCGACGTTCCATATGGACGACGCGGTACGCGAAGCCCTAGCAACCCGCTACGCCGCGCGCGGGGTATGATCAGGATTCCCCGCGGTCGCCGTTCGTGCGGACCCACCTAAGCGCGCTTCGCCCATCCCCTCAGCGGGGCTCGCTTACGGGCTATGCTTGGGCCCTAGCCTCGTGGCGGAATGGAAGACGCGCCGGTTTTAGGAACCGGTGCCTACGGGCGTCCCGGTTCGACCCCGGGCGGGGCTATCACCAGAAGGGGGGTCTATGTTTCGCGCTGCTATCTGGACCAGCGATGACGGGCGGTCGCAAGTTGCCTTGACGCACGAGAACGAAGCCCACCTACCGGACGCCGCGCTAAACGCGCGCGCCCGTCGACCGTCCAACCGTGGGCCGGATTTTCGGTCCAATGGGCGCCCCCCATCCGCAGGACGCGACGTCGATCTATTGCCCGACACCGCGAACGACGCCGCGCGGATTCGCGGCACAGTCACGATCGGCGATTTCCTGCTCTAGTTATTTCTAGGTTTTTTCAGTAGGGGGCTTTACGCCGTCGTTTGATTGATTATATAAAGAATCAGACGGACGCACCGTCGCCCAGCAAGGAGCCGACATGACCAGCACCGCCCTATCCATTGTCCAGATCGACGACGTTTGGCACCTTTGTGTTGATGGCGAATCCATGTTCGATTCGCCGGACCTTGCAGATCTGACGGACGGCCGCGCCCTTAAGGCTTTGCAACTTGCTGCGTTCAATGCCCGCGCAATGGCTCGCGAAGCGAAATCCGACCTACACCATGAATGGGAGTTTACCGATTTCCGGCTGGGCAACCGGCGCCGCTACCGTGTGGCCCGTGCGCTGGACCGTCAGGAAATTGCGGACCGGCTTACGGCCGAATTCCAGACCGCTAAGCGCGACTACCGCGCCGCGACGACCGAGCCCGAGCCTACGGAATACGCCGCGTTCCTGGGGCTTTGCTAATGGCCCGCGGCGGAACCAGGAAGGGCGCCGGGCGCCCCAAGTCGAGCGGCCCCACACGCACCAAGCAAGTCGGCGTAGCGCTTACGGTTGACGAGCTGGCCCAGGTTGACGGGCTGCGGGAAGACGGCGAAACGCGCGCGGCTGTCTTCCGGCGTCTGCTCCGCTTGGGCTCCGCCGTCGCGGGGAAGGGCACCGGGGAGCCCTGTTGCAAGCTCCCAACCATTGCCGAAGACGACAGCGGCCGCGAGCACTGCATTCGTTGCGGACGGACCGTCGCATAACCACGACCTAAAGGAATCAAACATGGAAGATAAGCTAGTTAAAGGCGCCGTTTTCGTTCTAGTCCTCGTGTGCATGGCCTTGTGCATGGGCGTGCTAACCACGACGTACGGGCCGAAGGTCCCGCCCCAGGGCGCCGAAGCCAGCCCGTAAACGGCCCCAGACACCCCTAGAAGCCCCGCCGGCTAGTCCGGTGGGGCTTCGCTCGTGTAGGGGTCCGCCGCTGCACGGACACGCACTAGACGCCCGCGCACGGAATGGGGCGACACCCACCAGAGCGCGGGCCGCTGCTCGGGACCTTCTAGTGCTTCGATAGCTTCGCGGGTCCGGTAGGGGCTGCCTACCCAGGGGACCGGACCCGCAGCGGTTGCGGCAACCCGGTAGACAAACCGCGTCCGAACGCACGGCAAGATCTCGGACGTCAAGCCCAGCGCTTCGGCCCCTGCATCGGGGTCGGTTGTCATCCACACGAGCCCCGGAAAGATGCCCCACGGGTGCGGCCGTCCCGGAAGGATCCCACCGCTCCGCCCGATACCCTTCCGGCCATGCCCGCACGTCAGGTGGAACAGCACCGGGCTATCCATCGCCCGACTCTAGCGCGGCTTCTACGCGGTCCAGGATGCGACGGACGACGGTAGCAGGGTCGATGCCCGCGGCCCGCAACGCTGCGTTGATCTCGTCGTCGCTCATGTCATCGGTCCAGACGTCCAGCCCTAGCCGGTCCGTCTCATCGACCAATTCGGCTACCGCCCGTCGCGCTTCCCGGTCGGTAATTTCGTCCCGCGTCATTGCCACGCCCTAGCCGCTAGCCAGGCTTCTACGGTTTCGGCGTAGGGCTCGTATACCTGCAATTGCCGGGCAGCGACCGCGAGCGTGCAGCCTTCGGGCCCGTCGTCCAAAACGGCGGCAACGTCAGCAAAGAAGACACAGGCGGTTCGGGCCGCGTTGGTTCGCATCGTGAACGTGGCCCATAGGGGCGGGGCCTGGGGCTCGTGTTTCATGGTTGATTCCAATCCTCAACGACGTCCGTTGTTGGTAGCCATATTGCCGGGCCAATGACCGCAAACGTTCCGTTTTCCGCTCGGTAGTATACAACCCCCTTAGGCACGTGCACACCGCATTTCACCCCCCACGAGGTGACCTCTGTAACGACGGCAAATTGCCCGGCCCAGAAGCCCCCATGGTGCGTATGTATGGCTGGGTCTAGCTGGATGACATCGCCCGGTTTCGGTGTTGCTGTGTCCTCAGGTCTCAAAAAAATACCTCTGATTGTGTGCGCGGCCGCC